CAGAATGTCCATGTCACGCGCCCTCCCGCACCGCCCAGCCGCGGATGCGCGCCACGCTTTCGATGTGGCTCAGGATCGCCAGAGTTTCGGCGCCCAGCGGTGTGCCGCCCCGGGTTTTCTCCCAATGGGCGCGAGCGTCCGCCATGTCGAAGTTGCGGCAGCCCGCCCGAATCATGATCCGCCCATCAGCCGCGAGCCACGCCACAATACGGTAGCCGTCCACGCGCTGGCCGCCGTCGATCAGGTTGGCGCCCGACAGGTCGGCGCGCGACAGGTCGGCGCCCGACAGGTCGGCGCGCGACAGGTCGGCGACCGACAGGTCGGCGCCCGACAGGTCGGCGCGCGACAGGTCGGCGACCGACAGGTCGGCGCCCGACAGGTTGGCGCGCGACAGGTCGGCGCCCGACAGGTCGGCGACCGACAGGTTGGCGCCCGACAGGTCGGCGCGCGACAGGTCGGCGCCCGACAGGTCGGCGCCCGACAGGTCGGCGCGCGACAGGTCGGCGCCCGACAGGTCGGCGCGCGACAGGTCGGCGCGCGAGCCACCTTCGCCACGGAGCCACTTGCGATGCTCCGCCAGAATGTGCGGGAGATTGTCTTTCGTGGTGGTCATGGGGTGGTGTCCCTGGTGTGTGGTGAAGTCCGTTGTGATGACGGACATTCGCACTCAGACACACCGCCCCGTCAGTGTCAAGATGAATCAACCGCCCGTGTCGGGCGGCTTCGTGGCGCTGTCGGGCATGAGGGGCTGGGGCGCGGGCTCGCGGTTCCGCGCGTGCCGCACATTGGCCCCGAACCAGTTCAGCACCCGCCACACGGTCGCCATGGGCTCCGCCTGCGGCGCGGGGATCGTCGCCACCAGCCACGCGGCAGCGCCGCTCACGGCCAGCACGTAGGGCACCAGCCAGGCGGCGCTCGGGATCAGGGTCAGGAGGTCGATCAGGTTCATGTGGCTCTCCGGGCTGAATTCATCCAGCCCGGAGAGTCTAGGCTACGTGCCGTCCGGCTTCAATGCGGACAACCACGCCGGTGCGACCACCGCGCCCTCGGGCGCGCATGTGGCGGGCTCCGCCCAGCACGCCCCAGCGAACGGGCAGAACCGGCAGCGAAAGTCGTCCGCATTGGCGGCGCACCGCGGCAGATCCTCGGGGCGCCGCGAGCTCACCACGCGCAGCCCCTTGTCGCTGGCGGCTTGCGCCGTCGCGATGTCCAGTGGCACTATTTCCACATACACCTCGCAGGTGTCTTGGCACTCGGCCGTGAACATGGCGTACTTGAGGTCCATGTAGGCCATGTAGATGTTCACCTGCGTGTAGTAGATCTGCTTGGATTTCTTGAGGCCGTGGCGCTTGAGGTCTTTGAAGTTCTTCGCGTTCAGGCCCTTGTGCTCCCACAGGAGAGGGTAGGGAAGGGCCGCGGCCCATTCGCCGGACGCCGGATTGATCCAAAGATTGTGCTCCCACCCCAAGATTTTTCCGTCGATGTGCCCGGCGATACGCGCCTGTCCGGTTTCGCGGTCGCGTGCCACGCCGAAGCCAAGCTGGCCGCCCCGGTCGCCTGTTTGCAAGTCGAACCCGGCCTCCCGCAGATACCGCGCCATCCTGTCCTCAGCGTGGTGCCCGCGCTCGAAAATCCTCAGCGTCCGGCCGGTGAACCCCTTGCCCTCGTCCTCCGGGGCGCGGTGCCACTCATAGCCCAGGCGGCGCTCGCAGTCCTCGCCCAACCGGCTCCCGCCCAGGTAGCCGCGTGGCGTGTCCTGCGCGCGCTGCGCGCTCCACCCGGCATCCACTAGGGCATTGATGTGCGCCAGCTCGGGGCGCTCCGCGCTTTCATCGGTCAGCTTGACCATCACCCTGTCCTCCAGACGCGAATTGTGCCGTCATCCATTTCCCGGAGGGAAAAGTCCCGGCCCAGCCGGCAGCCGAACCCGTAGGCGGCGGACTGAATTGCGCTTCGCGTGTGGCGGGGGTGGGTCCGGAAGCTGTCTCCCACCTCCATCTTGTCCCACGGATACACAACCTCCGCCCCCCTCCCCTTCCCTGGATTCGATACTCGCCCCACGCGCCGCGGTGGAAGGGGGATGCCCTTCTCGACCGGGATCAGATCGGGGTCCGCCGTCACCATCGCGGCTGTCACCGGCGCCCTCTCGTTCAGCCATGTCATCGTCCACCCCCTCCAGCGCCGCGGCCCGCGCGCTTGCAGCCTGCGCCGCTCTCCACACCTGATTGTCCGGATGCACCGTCCAGCACGCCCGACACATCCACGCGCCGGAGATCCCGAACGATGCGCTGCGCGGCGCGCCGCACACCTGGCAGGTGCGATCGGTGGGCGGCTTGAGCGTGGGCAGTCTTGCCATCGCTCATCCCCTCGCCCCCATCACCTTCGCCCTGATCGCGTTCTGCGACCACTTCCACGTCATCAGGCACGCGGCCCGGTAGCGCGTGACGCCGATCGCCTCCATGGCGGACACCCCCAGCGCCTCGCGCTGCCGGTCGCTGATGGGCATGGTTAGCCATCGCTTGGTCTTGGCGGCGGCGCCCGCGTCGCCGCACTCGCGCATCCAGTCGTCGCCGGCGGCCAGCGCCAGCAGCCGGTCGTTCTGCCGGGCCGCCAGCAGGTGCACGCCCTTGCGCTCGCCCTCCGTGGCGCCCCCCACGGCGAACCACTCGCCGGCCACGTTCACCACAGCCGCCCAGGACTCGAACGAGCACGCCATCCAGACGGCGCCACTCCACAGTTCCTCCCACGCAAAGGGGCTCTGGTTGAACAGGTCCACCTCCGTCAGCACGAAGTCGGCCAGAGCCTCCTTCTCCTTGGGCGCCACCAGCGCCAGGCCGCACGCCTTGCAGGTCTGCGCATTGGCCGCGTTCTCGTGCCCGCAGCCGGTGCACACCCGGGGCGCCTGGCTTACGTCCTGCTTCGGCCACTCGTAGCCGCACATGGGGCACTCGGGGCAGGCGTCCGGAATTGTCGTGTTGCATTGCGGACAGTCCTTGCGCCCGTGGTCCTGGCGGAGCGCGTGCGCGTCCGCCTCGATCGAGCCGTGCGTGAGGATGGACGTTCCGAAGTCCAGCACCACGCAGTCGGTCTTGACGATGCCCGGGTATCGCTCCGGGTCCAGCTTGCGCAGGCCGCGCCCCACCATCTGGATCATGGTGGACTTGAACGAGCTGGGCCGCAGCAGCACCACGCATGACACAGGCTGGCAGTCCCACCCTTCGGTGAGCACCGCCACGTTCACGATTATCTGGATCTCGCCGCGGTCGAACGCCGCCAGGACGCGCTCGCGCTCGCCGCCGGCCATGGAGCCCTCGACCACGGCCGCCTTGTAGCCGGCCGCCTGCCAGGCGGCGGCGACGTGCTCGGCGTGGGCCACGTTGGCGCAGAACACCACCGTGCGGCGGTCGCCGGCGACCTTTGCCCATTCCTCCACCACGCGGGTGTTCACCGGCGCGTGGTCCATGATCGCGGCCACCGCCTCCATGTCGAAATCGGACGGCAGCTTGCGCACCGATTCGAGCTGGGTGCGCACACCAACGTCGATCACGAAGGTGCGCGGCCTCACCAGGAACCCGCCCTCGATCAGCTCGCGGTAGCTGATCTGATCGGCCACCGACCGGAATACGCTGGAGAGCCCGCGCTTGTCCCCGCGCATGGGCGTGGCCGTGAACCCGCCCAGCAGCAGGCCCGGGTTTTTGCGGCGCAACAATTCGATCGTCTTGATGTAGCTGTTGGCCGTGGTGTGGTGGGCCTCGTCCACCAGCACGGTATCGACGTGGGGCACGTCGCCAGGGTCCAGCTTGGCCAGCGCGTTGACCACGCTGCCAACCATGCCGAACGTCCAGCCCTTGCGCTCCCACCGCTTGCGGTCCGCGGTGTAGAGCGACAGGGGCGTGGATGGGTTGACCTTGTGGAAGGTTCGGGCGTTCTGCGTGACCAGTTCATCGCGATGCTGGAGCACCAGGCCGGCGCCGCCCAGGGCGCCGCCGACCGCGGAGAGCATCACCGTCTTGCCGGCGCCTGTGGGGGCGACGGCAAGGGTGCTCTTGTGCTCATGCAGCGCCGCGACGAACCGATCCACCAGCGCCTTTTGCCGGGGGCGGAGCTGCATGTCAGGGCGCCGGCTGCGCCGGGTTCAACTCGCACCCGGCGCAGCCGATCGGCAGGCGCGAGCACTCCGCCAGGATGATGTCATGGTCCTGGCCGCAGTCAGGCACGGCAGCAAGGAACGCGCCGAGAGCGCGCAATTCGGCATTGCACGTGGCGGCGGGCGGAACGGTGGTGTCGTTCATGTGATCCCTGTGGTGTGTGATGGCGTGGTGGCGTCCGGCGGCAAACGTAGCGCCGCCGGACGTAGGCTGACATTCACATTCTTGTAATGCAACAGGAATGTGCTAACGCGAGCGTTAATCTTCAATCATCATCAGAACGGGATATCGTCATTGACAATGGCGCCCGCGCCACCGACCGGCGCCGGGGGGCTACCGGCCGGCCCACCGACCCACGCGGGTTGCGCCATGGCGTTGGGCCGGGGTGCCGCCGGCGCGCCGAAGCCACCGAACGAGCCGGGGGCCGGCGCCGCGCTGAGTCGCTGCGCATGCGCCGGAGTGCTCGACTCCCCCGGCTTGTCGCCCGCCTGGAGGCGCGACCAGTCGTTGGCCGAACCCGACTTCGGGTTCGGCGTCAGGAAGCTCTCGATCTTGTTCTTGTCGCCGTAGCCGGAGCCGGCCTGCGCCTTCTCGATGCCGACCTTCACGCCGATGTAGCGGCCCGCCTGGATGCCGCGCTGGATGATGTCGAAGCAGCCCTGGAACGTGGCGAGCTCCGGCCGCTGGTAGGTGTTCGGCTGGCCGGGCACGCAGACGCCCAGCGCCTCCAGCATACGCACGAGCTGGCCCTGCCCCATGGTGCGGTAGCCCTCGCTGTGGGCCGCGTCGTCCGGATTGGCGACGAACCCCCACACCTTGCGGCGCTGGAACGGGCCGCTGGCCAGGACGACCTCGATGCTGGCCTGCTCGCCGCCGGTGGACTTGCTGCGGGCGAACTCCTTCACCATCACGGTGGCCCAGGCCAGCGTGCCGGCCGGGATCAGGTCCATGGAGCCCTGGCTGGCGGTTTCTTCGGTGAAAACGGGCATGTGCCCCTCTCTCTTTCTTGTGTGTGTCGATGGAATGGGTGCGACGGCGCGCGATGCGCGCCGGGTCAGTGGATGACGCGGCCAATCTTCTCGATCAGCTTGCCCAGGTCCGCGGGCTCCACCATGTCGAGCTGCGACGAACGGTCCTTGGCCAGCAGCCCCCACGGGTTCTGCGTGCAGACCATGCCGCGGATGGTGCCGCCGTCCGGATTGAACTGCATGGTCTTGGCGCCCGTAACCGGGTCGTCCGCCAGGTCGAAGCGGCCGAGGCTCACCACGTTGTCGAAGATCCCGGGCAGCTCGCGGCCGGCTTTGCCGCCCTCGATCTGGATTTCCCAGGTGATGCGGTTCAGGTCGTCCTTCTGCTTGTCGAGGATGCCGGCGGCGATGACGTTGTAGGGCGCGTGCTGCACGCGGGTGAGCCAGCGCACCATTTCGCGGCCGTGCAGCCCGTAGGCACCGCGGGTGTCCTTCTTGCCCTTGTCGCTGATGGACGCCTCGTGGGCGTCCGCCCAGGCGAAGCTCCAGCGCGACACCACGGTGATGCTGTCCACGAACAGGGTGCGGATCGTGCCGAACAGCTCTGCCGGATCGCCCAGGCGCGACTTGTAGGTGGCGTAGGCTTCGGGCGAGTAGGGGCCGGGAATCAGGCCGGACGGCTGGCGCTCGTAGTCGCTGGTGTCGGGGCCCGACAGCAGGCAGGCGACGGCGCGGCACAGCTCCCAGGGGTGCAGCCCCAGCGCGGTGGCTGTGGGCAGCAGCTCCAGCACGCGGCCGCCCCAGGAGCCCAGCGAGCGCGTGCCCGCCTCGCCGTCCAGGAACAGGGTGGTCTTGGGGTCGAGGCTCCGGGCCAGGTAGGTCTTGCCCGAACCGGACGGCCCCAGCAGGGCCATCTTGACGGCCGGCGGGCGGGACAGCCTCTCGTCGGCGGAGACGAAGCGCAGCCCGGCGGGCTGCGGTGTGGTGGGTGTGGTCACGTGGATGCTCCGTGGTGTGTGGTGCCCAGCAAGTCCACCGGCTTTCCGATCAGATCGCCCAGCCCAACCAGCGCCAGCGCGTAGTCATGCGGCAGGCTGTTGCGCTGCTTCCACTTCTTGGCCTGCTCAGTGTTCGGGCAGGGCTCGATGCGGTGGTGCTCCGCCAGGCGCACGAGATTCGACGGCCCCCCGAAGTGGGCGATCAGTTCGCGTGCGGTGGGGATGGCGGTGCTGGCGGTCATGTCCGGAGTCGATG